TTCTACAGGAGATTTTAATAGTTCAACTGAAATACAATTCCATACAGCAGCTAATAATACAACTACAGGAAATTCAGAAAGAATGCGTATTGATTCAAATGGAAACATCGCTATTGGTGGTACATCTGCTAGTAATTTTAGTGGTTATGTAACTTTAGATTTAAGAGATACTACTGGTGGGTTAATTGATTTTTCTGAAGCAGGTGCTGGTGTTTTTGCAAGAATACAAGCTGTAGTAAATAATTCATTAAATATTAATAACAGACAAGCATATCCAGTAACATTTGGCACAAACGATACAGAAAGAATGCGTATTGATAGTTCAGGGCGAGTTGGTATAGCACAAGATGCACCAGCAGATTTTAACGCTGCTGCTGATGATTTAGTTATTGGTAATAGTGGTGGTGATTTTGGTATGACTATTAGAACTGGTACTTCTAGCAATGGTTCAATACATTTTGCTGATGGAACAACTGGAGATAAACCAAATAGAGGTATTATTACCTACGACCACTCTGATGACCATATGCAGTTCAATGTAGCAGGTGCAGAAAGAATGCGTATTATTGAAGCCAATGGTTCAATTCTTTTGGGTAAAAGTGCTAATAGTATAGATGCACGAGGACATTGGTTTAGGAATAATGGTGAATCTTTCCATACAGTATTAAATACAGACAATACTCTACACGTTTACGATACTACCAATAATCTATATAGATTTTATGTAACTGGTGGTGGAACAATAAATGCTACATCAACTTCTATTACAGCTATATCAGACGAAAGATTAAAAGAAAATATTGTAGATTTAGAAACTGGTTTATCTGAAGTAATGTCATTACAACCAAGAAGATTTGATTGGAAAAATGGTGATGGAGAAAATGTTGCAGGTTTTATAGCTCAAGAAGTAGAAACAGTTTTACCTGATTTGATTGGAGATTATAAACACGAAGAATTAGAAGATGCTAAAGCTATAAAAATGGGAGACATGATTCCAACTTTAGTAAAAGCTATACAAGAACAACAAACAATAATAGACGATTTAAAAACTAGAATAGAAACATTAGAAGGATAGTGATAGACTAATACTTTTAATTAGGAGAATTAATTATGGCAGAAGCTAATGACAACACAGTAAACGAAGAACCAAAGGTTTTAACACTTACTGAAAAGGTAGATGACAAAGATGTTGAAAAGAAATACTTAATAGATGATATGTCTGATGAAGGTAAAGTAATTTATAACAAACTAGCCATCATTCAAAAACAAAAGAATGACATGGTTACAAATGCTCAATTTGAAATAGAAAAAGCAGATGTACTCATTAATCATTTTATGGCAGAGTTAAAAAACAATTTGCCTGAAGAAATGGAAGCAAGTGATGAAGATGCCGAAAGTGGAGACAACAAACCCAACTGATTTAAGTAAGTTGGAACTACATGAGCAAATATGTTCTTTACGCTATGAAAACATAGAAAGGCGTATGGAATCAGGCTCTAAAAGATTTGTTCGTATGGAGCAACAAATTTGGGGTTTATATGCTCTGATTATTGCTTCACAAATTATAGGAGCATTTATCTAATGGCAGGATTAAAAGTAAGCGTAGAACCAACCCAAGAGCCAGTCACATTACAAGAAGTTAAAGAATACTTACGAGTAGATGATTCTACTGATGAAAGAATCATAAGACCTTTCATAGAAACAGCTAGAAGGTTCTGTGAAGAACACACTGGTAGAGCTTTGATGACTCAAACATTAATACTTTACCTAGATGCTTTCCAAGACATTGATGACCCTTTATGGGAAGGTATGAGAACTGGTCCATACCTTAACTATTATAAAAACTATGTAGTCTTACCACGTTCACCAGTAGCTTCTGTTACCCATGTCAAAACTTATGATGATTCAGATACAGCTACAACAATGGCATCTACTGAATACTATGTAGACAACGCTAGAGAACCAGCAAGAATAGTTTTAAGAACAGGTAGCACCTTTCCTACAGCACTAAGAGTAGCCAATGCTATAGAAGTAAAATACATAGCAGGTTATACATCTCAATACAGTATTCCTGAACCACTAAGACTAGGAATACTACAACACATAGCTTTTCTTTATGAACACAGAGGAGATATGTATGATGCTAAGTTACCTTATCCACCAATGTTAAGGTCTTTATACTCACCTTATGTTGTACATAAAGGATTAGGCTCATCTTCGTTAATGGCGTTGGGATAAAATGGCAAATAGTATCGGCAAGATGCGATATAGGGTAAAGGTAGAAAACGCTACTAATACTCGTGATGCAGGTGGTGGTCTTTCACAATCTTATTCTCCAGTCACATTCATTTACGCCAATATTAAGCCTACAAATGCTAATAGCACATACAGACAAGGGATAGTGCAAGAAAAGGTCACACACGAGGTTACAATTCGTTATATGAAGAATATATCTACTAATAGTAGAGTAAGTTATGGAACTCGTAACTTTAATGTCAAAGGCATTGTGAATGTTGATGAAAGAGATAGATACCTAAAATTGTTATGTGAAGAAGGCGTAGCAATATGAGTATTGATTTAAAAATCACAAATTTAAAAGCATTTAATAAAAAGCTAGAAAAAAGGTTGCAAGATAACAAAGTCAAAGAATATGTGACACGTGGAACTATGATGGTCCAAAACACAGCTAAAGAAAGCATTTTAAGGGGTGGAACTGGCATTACATATGAAAAGTATGAACCAAGAAGAACACATACAGCATCAGCACCAAATCAACCACCTGCAAGTGATACTGGTTTTTTAGTCAGTCAAATAACAATGAATGTAGATGTTAAAACAAATGGAACTGTTGTTGGTCAAATAATATCAGCAGCACCTTATTCAGCAGCTTTAGAGTTTGGAACAACACAAATGACAGAAAGACCATTTATGCAACCAGCCTTAGAAAAAAATAGAAGAAAAATAGAAAGAATGTTTAAAAAAGGTGTACTTAAATGAGTATAGGACAATTTCAACTACAAAGTGCTGTATACACTGCATTAAATGTTAGTGCTATCACAAGCACATTATCATGTGGCGTATATGATGAAGTTATAGAAGGTAATACATATCCATTTATTACACTTGGTGAAGAAACAGCCATTGATTACAGCACCAAAGATTTAACTGGTGGTGAGTACACAATCAATATTCATATTTGGTCACAATATAAAGGTTCTAAAGAAACCAAACAAATAATGGACAAGGTACACGATTTATTGCATGATATAGACTTAACTGTCACAGGTTTCAATCTGATTAACCTTAGATTTGAATATAGTGATATAATGAGAGACCCAGATGGTGTTACTAGACATGGAGTCATGAGATTCCGAGCAATAATATTAGGAACAAACTAATTTATTTATAGGAGATAAAAATGGCAGCACAAAAAGGTTTAGATGTCTTAATGAAAATTGACATCAGTGGAACTAAAACTACTATTGGTGGTTTAAGGTCTACATCAATAACACTTAACGATGAATCAGTAGATATAACCAACAAAGATAGTCTTGGTACTAGAACACTATTAGCAGGAGCAGGTGTCAACAGTCTTTCTGTTAGTGGTTCAGGAGTCTTTACAGATTCAGCAGCAGAAGTTGCAGTTAGAACAGCTTTTGCAGCACAGCAAAACACTACAGATGGTTCTTCAGCTCAAACAGCAGCATTTGAAGCATTTCAATTCATAATACCTAACTTAGGTACTTATACTGGTAATTTTCAAATTACTTCTTTAGAGTATGCTGGTGAATATAATGGTGAAGCAACATATTCAATGTCTTTTGAATCAGCAGGATATATAACATTCGCAGCAGCATAAGGAGTAACTTATGGCTTGGGAAAAAGTAGTAGTTAGAATTAACAACCAAGATGTTACTGGTATGTTTGATGGCGAACAATTAGATATTCCTGTTTGCGATATTAAAGATACAATCAAAGTGAATGGTAAAATCATGCAGGTTATGTCTTCATCAATTGATACAAGAGATAATATATTAAAAATAAAACTTGCAAAGGCAAGTCAACCAAAAGGAGAAAAGTCAGATGGCGAATCCACTAAAGGGTGAAATACCACTTACACTAGGTAAAGAAACTTATAAATGCAGACTTACAATAGATGCATTAGTAAGAATAGAAGATGAACTTGATAAAGGCATTTTAGAGTTAGCTACTGCCATTGCTGAAGCTAAAGTGCGTATCAGAACTCTCATAGTTGTTTTAAAACATGCCTTAAGAGGTGGTGGCAACGACTTTGACGATAAAAAAATAGGCTCAATTATTCAAGATGTTGGAATAGTTGTAGCATCAACCGAAGTAGCTAAACTCTTAGCTTCTACATTAACCGACCACGACTCAGATGAGGAAGTAGATAAAAAAAAAGCGGAAGCGTGAATACTCAACCAATACAATGGTCTGACTTCTATAAGATTTGTGTTGGTATGATGAATATGCGACCTGACGATTTTTGGAACATATCCCCTCGTGAAATGTATCTAGCCTTAAAAGGCTTTAAACAGTTTAATGGTTCTACAGAAGAAGAAGCACCTATGGATTCTGCAAGGTTGGAAGAAATGATGGAGTTATATCCTGATGGCTAATAAAGTAGATGAACTAATAATTCAAATTAAAGCTGATACTAAACAGCTTAAAAAAGAATTAAAACAAATAGAAGGTAAGATAAAGGTAACTGGTGCAACAGGTGGTGCTGCTTTTGGTATGGGTGCAGCAGGTTTAGGTGGTAAATTAAAAAAATTAGCAGGTCCTTTAGCAATTGGTGCTGTTGCAGTAGGCATGGCAAAAATGACATCTGTTATAGCAGGTGTTGGTTCACAATTTGAAGATTTAAAAGATTCACTTGATACTGTGTTTGGTAGTATAGAAGCAGGTGATGTTGCAATGCAAAAAGTTTTTGATTTTGCACAAAAAACACCTTTTCAAATAGAAACTGCAACAAAAGCGTTTATTGCACTTAAATCAGCAGGTGTTGAACCAAGCAATAGAATGATGCAGGTTTTTGCAGATACAGCATCAACATCAACAGACCAACTAGGTGTATTTGAAGCACTAGTAAGAACAGTACAGAGGTCAGCTTCAGGTGGTCTAGGTCTAGAAGAATTAAACATGATTATGGATAGAGGTATTGATGTACTTGGTATTTTAAATGATGAACTTGGATTGACTAAAGATGAAATAGCAAAATTCGGTGCAACAGCAGAAGGTGCAAAACTTATCACAGATGCTTTGATTAATGGTTTAGAAAGAAAGTTTGGTGGTGCTATGGAAACCAAAATGGACAATCTTTCTACTAAAACATCAAATATGACTATTGCTTTTAAACAATTAGCAGATGAAGTTTTTAAATCAGGTTTGGGAGAATTTTTAGGTAATATGGCAGTCAAAATGACTAGTATTGCTAATTCAATAAGTGCTGCTGTTGCAGCTATGCGTGGTGCAGGAACAGGTGTTGTGCTAGGTGATGACCCTTTTGAAAACATAGAAAAATTAGCAGAAAAACAAAGAAAAGTTCAAGCAATGATAGATAGAGATACTAAACTTGCTAAAAATAAATTTGCTAAAGCAGCTAGAGATAGAATTGATACTAATAATCTAATTTTGCAGCAAATTGAAAAAGAAGTTGATAAACAATTTGATTTATTAGATGCACAAAGTGGTTTTACAGAAAGTACAAAAAAATTAACTAATGCAGAAAAAGAAAATCTTTTTCAAAAAGGTCAAATGATGAACTCATTTACATTTTTATCTGCTGAAATTGAAAAACTAAAAGGTAATTCTGATGAACTGTCTTTTGCATCAGAAAATTTAGGTGAAATTTTTAAACAAAATGAAGAAGCCTTTGCAAAGTTAGGTATAAATACTTTACCTGAATTAGAAAATAAATTATCAGAAATTAAAAACACTAGTCAAGATGTAGCACAAACATTTGGTGAAGCATTAGCACCTGCAATACAAAGTATTTCACTTTCGTTTACTAATAATTTTGTTAATGCATTACTAGAAGGTCGTAATGCTCTAGATAGTTTTAAAGATTTTGCTAAAAACATTGTAAGTCAAATAATATCAATATTCTTACAAATGGCAGTTGTTAATAAAATTTTAAATGCAATCTTTCACACAGATGGAATGGGGTTAGGTGGTGCTGATTTTCAAAAGCTACCTACAAGAGCAGGTGGTGGAAAAGTTCAAGGCGGTCAAGCAACATTAGTAGGTGAACGTGGTCCTGAAATATTTGTGCCTAATACTGGTGGCACTATCATGAACAACATGAATAGCAAAAACGCTATGGGCGGTGGTTCTACCACAGTAATAAATCAATCAATAAACTTTGCTACAGGAGTTGTACCTACTGTAAGAGCAGAAGTAATGAAAATGATGCCACAGATAGCTGATGTGACAAAAGGTGCTGTTGCAGAAGCATCCATGCGTGGTGGTAATTATAGGAGAATGTTACAAGGTGGCTAAATTAATAACAATGCCTACAACCCCTAATTTTGTAACAAGTAATTTTACACTTGTAAGAACTGTAGGAACAACTGTTTCACCCTTCACAGGTAAAACTAAAACACAAGAATTTGATGGGGTGTATTGGACTGCTGAAGTCTCATTACCACCAATGCGTAGAGATGTTGCTTTAAATTGGCAATCTTTTTTACTTGACTTAAATGGACCAGTAAATACTTTTAAATTCACAGACCCTGATGCTTTAAGCAATTTAGGAACATATACAACAGCACATTTAACATCAGAGATAAGAACTAATAATACAAGTGTCACTTTATCTTTTGCATCTAATGGAACACTTACAGCAGGTGCATCTACTTTTGCAAATACTAAAGTTGGTGATTTTATTGTAGTCACTGGTGCTGTTAATGAAGAAAACAATGGTACACATAAGGTCACTACAGTCACAAGTAACACAGTAGTAGTGACTGATGCTGATTTTACAACTGAAAGTAGTACAGCAAGTTGCAAGGTTAGAACTAATGTTAAAGGTGCAACAGGATTATCTCTTAGGGCATCCACAACTGGTGCTAATGGCACTATAAAGAAAGGAGACTATCTAAGTGTCCAATCAGCAGCAAGTTCTTCAGGAATACCAGCACAATTAGTTATGGTGGTAGAAGATGCAACAGCAACCAGTGATGCAGGAAATGATTTTTATTCTGTAAAAACAGAACCAAAGTTAAGGTCAGATTTAGCTAGTGGACATTATGTAGTTTTTACAAATCCTAAAGGAAATTTTAGATTAATTAGTAATGAAGTAAGTTGGTCAGCAGATAAAATATCCAACTATGGTATAAGTTTTTCATGTACTGAGGTAATTTAATATGGCAACTAGACAAGGATTAGATAGTTCTATCGTAAATCGTCTAGGTGCAGATGAACAGGCTTTATTTTTAGCAGTAAAGGCTGAGTTTGATACAGATATTGTTAGGGTTTGGACTGGTATTGACGACTTAACAATAGACACTGAAACATATACTGGTGCAGGTCAATTATTATCAATAAGCAATGTAGAAGAAAGCACTGATTTAAAATCAGCAGGTTTATCAGTCGGTATATCAGGAATGGACACTACTGTACTTAATCTTGCATTAACAGAAAATTATCAAAATAGATTTATAACTTTATATTTAGGTTATTTAATGGGTAAAACAAATGAAGTTGCTGGTACTCTTGTTTTATTTAAAGGCAGAATGACAACATTAACTGTTACTGATACACCACAAGGTTCTAACATATCAATAAATGCAGAAAATAGATTAATTGATTTAGATAGACCATCTAACTTTAGATACACAAAAGAATCACAAAATTTTCTTCATAATGGTGATACAGGATTCAATAGAGTTGCATCTTTGCAAGACAAAGAGATTGTATGGGGTAAACAATCAGATACAGGTAGTGGTGGAACTGGTAGTGGTAGTAATAGCAGAGCTGCAACAATTGCAAGAAATAGAGCAGAAGAATGAAAAAAATCTTAGACTGGGAAATAAAATTTAACGCTTTTATTGAAAAAAATAAAAACAAACCTTTTAAATGGGGTTCATGGGATTGTTGCAAATTTTCTAATGCTTTTATAAAAAAAATTACTAATGAAGATTTAATACCAAAAAGTCTTAAATGGACAGATGAAAAAAGTGCTATGAAGGCTATAAAAACATATAACAAGACTTTACTTAAAAGTATTGAAAAGGCTTGTAAATCTAAAGGTGTAAAAGAAATAGGTAAAGCATATATGACCAAAGGTGATTTGGTTGTATATAAAGAAGAATCAGAATTAGTTGGTATATCAGATGGTATGAATGTACTTACACCTACAGATGATGGTATAGGCGTTAAAAATAATGTAAATGTTTTAAAGGTGTGGCGAATAGATGGCTAAGCAAATAAAACAAGCAGCAATAGCAGCTTTAATAGTATATATTTCTGTTGCTACTGGTGGTCTCTTTATTGCAGCTTTAGAGGGTGCGGCTGTTGCTGCAATGTGGACTACTTTTGCAACCACATTACTTGGTGGTGTTATTGGAAAAATGACATCTAAAGGTATTGATGCTTCATCAGGTAATTTTGGAACAAAATTTGCAACACGAGAAGCTGTAGCACCAAGACAAATTATATATGGTAAAGCTAGAGTTGGTGGAACTATTGTTCACATGGAAACAACTGGTACTGATAATTATTTATTACACATGGTTGTTGCTATTGCAGGTCATGAAATTGAAGAATTAACATCTGTAAGAATTAATGATAATGATTTAACAACAAGTACAAGCACTATTAATGGTTCTACTGTTTATACAGTCACTAATGCAGATTATACCAACACTGATAATGACAATAATTTTGGTAGTGGCAGATTAATGAGATACACATTTCAAGATGGCAGTCAGACTGCTGTAGATGGATATATGAATGCACAATTAGGTTCTATGGGTACATCTGATAAATTTCGTGATGTCGCTTATGTTTATTTACAAATGGTCTTTGATGCAGAAAAATTTGGTGGTGGTATACCAGCTATTTCATTTTTAGTTAAAGGTAAAAAATGTTATGACCCAAGAAGTAATGCTACTGTATGGACTGATAATCCAGCATTACATATAAGAGACTTTCTTACTAATACACAATATGGCATAAAAGCTACATCTGAAGAAATAAATGACACGACAAACGCAGGTGGTTTTTCAAGTGCTGCTAATATATGCGAACAAAATGTAACATTGGCTAATGGTTCTACGACAGAAAAAAGATATACAGCTAATGGTTTCACTAATTTTAGTGCTAATGGTAACGGAATTATAGAATCTTTATTAAGTGCTATGGCAGGTAAAATGTCTTATGTTAATGGTAAATTTAATGTGTTTGCAGGTGCTACTCAAACACCATCGTTAACTATAACAGATGATGATTTATTAGATGCAGTACAAATACAAACAAATCCAAATTCAGGAAATTTATTTAATAGTGTTAAACCTTTATATGTAGACTCAACACAGGGTTATGTTGCTGCTGATGCTGAAGTTTATCAAGATACTGGTATGTTAAACGCTGATACACCAACTGGAGAGTCAACAGCTAATTATGTAAAACAAATGGAATCACAATTGCCATTTACAGTTACAGATACTATGGCACAAAGGTTAGGCAGAATAGCACTTAAAAGCCAAAGACAAACCACATCAATATCTTGTTTAGTAACTTTAAAATATATGCGACTACAACCTAATGACTGGGTTTATCTTACAAATGAAAGAATGAGTTACAGTCAAAAAGTATTTGAAGTTATTTCTACAAATATGCAAGTGATATCAGATGGTGATGTACCAGTAATGGCTACACAATTAGAATTAAAAGAAGTTGCAGCTAGTGTGTTTGATTTTGCAACAAGCGATTACACAACTGGTCAATCAGAAGGTAGTGATGTTGGAACAGGTACATATGCTGTTACAGCACCATCAAACTTATCACTTGCACAACAAACAAATAAAGATGGTGTTACAACTAAAGTAGATATAAAAGCATCATGGACTAATAACTCTAGCGATAAGGTCACATTGACAGAGGTGGCGTACAAGCTAAGCACAGATGGTGCATATACCTCAGACTTTACTGTTGGAAAAGGTGTTGCTGTAGCCCTTCTCCCTAATGTTGTAGTAGGTAAAACTTATAACGTAAAAGCAAGACATATTGATGTTAATGGTGTAGCTAGTTCTTATACCAGTGCAGTCAATATAACAATAGCAGCACCAACTGATGCACCAGCAGTTCCAACAAGTTTAACTGCATCAACAGGACAAGCATTTAACATACTGGTTTCTTGGACAAATTCAACCAGTGCAGATTTAAAAGCAACTAAGATATATAGAAGAACATCAAATACAACACCAACAGATGACACTTATTTAGTTGAAACTATTTATGGATTAAATGGCAAAGTAACAAGTACATTATTTGGAACACAAGATGGTTTGACAGCAGGTACTACATATTACTTTTGGGTTAGGTCAGTAAATCAATCAGATGTGCATTCAGCTTTTGTTGGTAGTGCTTCAGGTAACTTCACTAATGTAAGTGCAGGTGAAATAGTAGATGGTGCAATAACCACTGTGAAACTTGCAACAGATGCAGTCACAAATGCAAAAATTGCAGTTGATGCAATACAAGGTGATGTCATAGCAGCAGGTGCAATCGTTGAAGCTAAGTTAGGAGTTGATGCAGTCACTAATGCCAAACTAGCAGATAATGCTGTGAACACAGCACAAATAGTATCAAGTGCTATAAGTGCAGCAAAAATTGCTACAGGTGCAGTAACTAATACAAAACTAGGCACAGATGCAGTAACAAACGCAAAACTTGCAGATAACGCTGTTGATACAGCACAACTTGTAGCCAATGCAATAACTGAAACTAAAATTTCGGATAATGCAATAACAACTGGAAAGATAACTGCAAATGCAATAACTACTGCTAAGATTAATGCAGGTGCTGTAACAGCAGATTCAATTGCATCTAATGCCATAACTGCTGTGAAAATTAACGCTGATGCTGTGACTGCTGATAAAATTGCAGCTAATTCAATTGCTAGTAATAAGATACAAGCAAATGCGATTGTTTCAAGTAAAATTATTGCAAATGCTATAACAACTGCAAAAATTGAAGCTGGAGCAATAACTGCTGACACCATAGCCACAAATGCAATTACTGCTGTAAAAATAAACGCAGATGCAATTACTACAGATAAGATTGCTGCTAATGCTATAACAAGTGCAAAGATAACAGCAAATGCAGTTACAGCAAATGAGATAGCTGCTAATGCAGTCACAGCAACACAAATACAAGCAAACGCAGTAACAGCAGCCAAGATAAATGCAGATGCAGTTACAGCAGACAAAGTAGCAGCCAATGCGATTGTTGCAGCTAATATTGTTAGTGGAACTATTACAGCTACACAAATGGCAGCAGATTCTATTGGTGCAGACCAAATTATAGCAAATGCAGTGACAGCAGATGCAATAGCTTCAAATACAATTACAGCATCAGAGATAGCATCAGGAACAATAACAGGTACGCAAATTAATGTTGACACTTTAGATGTTAAACATTTTGCAAATGTGAGTGCTGATATTATTTCCCATAGTGGAACGACAGTACCTTTAGCTGTTTTTGGTAGTGAGTTTCAAAGGGGTTCTACTAACTTTACAACACAAACAACAAGCACTGGTACATATCTAAGTATGTCAATTGATGAGGTAAGAAATAATGCTCAATATCAAGCCATATGGACTGGTGTTTATGGTGACTGTACAAATGGTGTTTTAGAATACAGTGTTAATGGTGGTTCATCATATACACAAGCAGCAGGTGGAATACAAAATGTCACTTTTGCAGTTGGTACATTTAGAACTTATGTATTTGCATATAGTGGTACTATTACAGGATTGGCTACATCAGGAACAAATGCAAACAAAGTATTTTGGAGAGTAAGATGGATAACCAAACTAAGAAGTACATATCAATCACTATATGTGTTTATAGACAATACGCAATAATATGATTTCATATACAAAGTACATAACATCAACTGGAGTAATAATTGGTAGTGGTTCTACAAATGTTGCTTTAAGTGATATACCTTTAGAAACCAATCAGTCTGTGATAGAAGGAGTTTATGAAGTTGGAACTTACAAAATTATTGATGGTTCACCTTTAGAACAATCTGTTGATTTTTGGATTGCAGTCAGAATAGAAAGAAACACTTTATTAACAGAATCAGACTGGACACAAATGTCTGATAGCCCTCTAACAGATTCTAAGAAAACAGAATGGTCAACTTATAGACAATCTTTGAGAGATTTACCAACCTCTAATTCTAGTGCATCATCTTATGACGATGTAACATTTCCAAGTGAGCCAAGTTAATGGATGCTGTAGTTCAATTAATTAATGAAGTTGGTTTTCCAATAGCAGCAGCTATAGGTCTTGGTCTATTTATATGGAAACTAATTAATAAGATAATTGATGGTATGGAAACCAAAGTAGATGTTCTTGATGAAAAAGTATCTGCACAAATATCTGAAATAGAACAAAGATTAGGTCAAAAACTAGATTCACAACATGGAATATTAGTAGCGTTAATTGATAGAGTGCGTTCTGTAGAC